TCATATAGCTACGGCATTAAATGCCTATAGGAGGTGAAGAAGTAGCGTATTTGGCCGGTTATTTAGGTAGGATGTTGTAAGAGGATGTGCAGTTGTTTATATGCGACTGCCGCAAACATAAACGGGAAAAGCTATGCGTAAAGCGAATAAAAAAGAAATAAGAAAATTAAAAAGGGAGTCAGCCAGACTCGAGATTGACCGCCTGGTTGACTCCCTTGACTTTGAGCCGGTCAACTTCAATGAGAAGGTGTGCCGGCTAAGGAGGCTGATGTGCCTACTGTAAATTCGTATATTAACAAGGATTTATCAAATCTGTTTATCCGGTTCAATAAATTCGACATTACATTCCTTCATCAGTTTCTCAAATGTAAATTTGTGATATTTGCTCCAATAGGAAGCATATCCAACTCCTCGAGAGAAAAGTTCATAATCACCTTCACCTGTTTTCATTGCCTTGTAGACGTCACGTATAGGGGGGGGGGATCGTCCGGCGCTCTCCATGCTGTTATATAATCCACAAAGCACACGATTCCCATTCCTTCATCAAGTAGTTGTTTTAGCCGGGATTACTCCCGGCTGGTTTTGTAGGGTATCATATGCTAAATTTCTTTTTTTTTGAAGTTTTTACATCCCGGACAAAAGAATCCGGTGTCATCACCGGTATAGTCATCTATTCCAAGACGAAAGCGCAACGGACGTTTAAACTCGCATAGTTCCTCGTTGGGTTTGTTTTTCTCTCCTTCTTCTATCGGGCAGAAATGCACGCAGTTATCACAGAACTGGATTTCTTTTATCCGTTTCTCTGCCGCGGTAGGTTTGGGACGTACAAGCCAGTACTTTTCTTCCTTGATAGGACAAGTGTCGCAATAGTCTTTGTTGCCGTAATACAAACAATAAGATTCGCAAAACCATCCGGATATCTCATCAAGAAGTCTCTGTTTGATTTCTTTTTCTTTCACTTTCGTTCAAATCTTTTATATTTAAATTGAAACTTTTCATATACTCACAATCTCTATCACAAGGGCAATTATCATCATAGCAACTATCGTTGTGACTGTTCCAGCAAGGGCATTGCTTATGATATGCCTCTAATTTGGCTTTATCTCGAGCAGCTTTCATTTTAGCCTTAATATGATCCGGCAATGCTTCTTGTGCTACCGGATCGAAAGTGATACATTTCGTTTTATCCATAATGTTCAATTCCATTTTGTTATAGATTTACTTATACCAGCGTCCACCGCAATATTTACATACAAAATAATTCCCCATACTCATCACCTGAACTTTTTCATCCACGCATATACGGCACATGCAAATTTTATGATCGCCATCAGACACAGGTTCTAAAATCTTATCATATTCCCAGAAAGATAACTTGCCTTTAGCCGGTATTGGTTCGGGGAATAAAATAGGGTTAGCCAGCACCCAGTTCCACACGCCATTTTCGGCCCACAGCGAGGGGTGATTCTGAACGCAATCCACTATCTCGACGCTGCCGATGATTGCGCCTTTTGGCAAATCTTCATTATCTCCGTAAAGTTTGTCCTTGTGTTTGGAAACTTTCTTTATTTGCATTCCGTTAAGTGCGCTCCATCCCTCCTTAACTGAGGTCTTTGCTGCATGAATCAGCACTCTCTTACCTAAGTATTTCTTAGGGCAGCTCCAAGTCCTGTTTTCTATATCTTTCAGCCCGGACACGATAAGGCTTGCCCACGGCTGTTTAATTGTTATCGCTTTCATTTAACTTCTTTAATTCGTTAATTTGTTCACTGATAATTCTAATGCGTTCTTTGAGAGCATCTGATTTTCGTGTAGAGAAACCAATTTTGACATGTCGCATCGCATATCCAAAACCTCTTCTATTCAACATTTCAATTTCTCTGCGCTCTTCTTTATGCAATCTCTCTTCCAGGACGCTCTTTTTCTCTATAAGTTTTTCTATTTTATTCATATTCATTCCTCCGTATTAGGTAGTAAGTCTTCGATGTATGCCCAGCGCCTCCAATTTTTGGGACATTCTTCTACTAATGCTAGCATACTAACTTCAAAATCCTCCAAGTCATCTTCCACAAGTACTGGGAAATATGCTTCAGGTATATCTGTTATTGCATTGTGCCACACCGAGTTGATGCGCCATTCTGCACCTTTCTCGAATGAATAGGCAAACAGTCCTCTTGTTTCCTCCGGATCATGATCCCAACCTATCATATTAGCATGTTGGGTTGCTGCTTTTTCAATATCATCTCTTTCCATTTTTTTCTTTTGTTAAATTAATATCTTTCGTGATTTGAGCTATTTTACCAGTCTTCTAAATCTTCGGTTGAATAGGAATCACTAGCATCATTTTCGTCAGAATAATTCGCGCAATAATTTAGAAGGTTGAAATGATTATCACCTATTGAACAATCATCTCTGTTCGCACAATCATCTCTGTTCGCACAATTCATGCAGCACCATTCATCGCTTTGCCTCATAGTCTTTTTCGTTTGTTTGACTTAACACACTATCATCAAACCCAGAGCAGGCAGCATCGTTCTGCTCGGCACCGGCCATCTGACATTCGAAGTAAGCGTCACAATCTCCACATATCTGGTCGTTCGGTTTTTCCGAACAACCACTGTCTAGTCCCTGATCCAGGCAAGCGATAAAATGCTTCAAGGCTTCTTCCGCTGTCGGGCAGTCCGGTGATTCGAAATAAATCATCGCTTCATTAAAGGCTTCGATAGCCTTTTCTTTCATCACTTCCTTGATGATTATAGTACCGTCCGCTCCTTGTTCTCCGGGAGGATCGGGATGTCCTAATTGCTGTAGTTGCCATTGGGCACCGGCTATAAAAGCATCTTCAAGATCTTTAGCGCAAAACAATTTCATATTCGTTTCGAATATGTCGGGCTCTCGTAGCAGATGCAATGCTACTTTGGTGGCATTGACCTTATATTCATGTGCGTTGCTGTTCATAATTTTTTAGATTTGTGATCAGTCTTCATCGTCAAAATCTTCATGGTGCAAATTATATCCAGCTAATACCGCCTTCTTTAATTCTTCCCGGATATCGCAGTTCGCCGATCCGGCAGAAAGCATTCGATCCACAAGTTCGTAGGATCGCTCTTCAAGTGATTTTTCTCCAACCTTCGAATATTGGATAGCCATACGGGTATTATATTGTTCTCCTTCATAATCGATTACTTGGGCCATTGCGACTTCGGCAGCATTTATTCGGATAGCTTCTGTTGACCATTGAAGCAGCATAAACTGAGTCAACTTAAATAGCTGTTCTCCGCCTTCGTCTACAATATTCTTTAAGAACTTGCAAACTACCTGATCTTCTTCTTTTGTAAGTTTCATGATTCACTTATTTTAATTATCTTCATTTCTTTTTTGAATTAATCCAATTCAAATACCACTCTCTAGACATCTCTTTAGCTTTTTCTTCATTCTCAATACCTTCATAAAATTCATTTTCTTTTGAAAACGGATCATACTCAATAAATTTCTCGGTATTGCAGAATGGGCAAGGAATATCGCCCGCTCCATATAAATTCCCGTTTTCGTCACATTTATCCAAATCCCATAGATATCCATTGATACAACGAGCATCTGGATAAGATGCACCAAAAAATGGAAATTCAGGACATTGCTTATTTTGTTCGCTCATGACTCATCTCTTTTTAATTGTTATTTATCAACTGTTGATTTTACGATGACCTTATTGTCAGACGAAGGCATTACAATTACATTTCCTTCATCTGTCCTGATTTCGATGATAGGGTTAAAGTCATAATCCGTAGTGGCTTTAACCATCATGTCGCCGAACGTATAAAATACATTCTCTTTTAATTCTACTGCCATAATTCATTTATTGTTAATTTTTCGTGTTTTGATTGACTTCCTTTTCTAGTCGATCAATCATCCTTTGAAACTTGGCAGCCACATAGTCACAGTGTATTGCCAAATTCCTGTCGCGCTCCTTTTCGAGGCGCTTTATTTCTTCTTCTATCCAATCTTTCATATTTCATCTTTTTTTGTCATTTTTCGCATGATTCAAACGCTTTTTCAAATACTTCCGCCCTAAGCATATTGTTTGCTATGGCCTGAAAAGCGTTTGCAATTTCTGGCAACTCATTCAAATTCACATGTATCTCTTTGGGGGTAAGTACCTCTGTAAGCTCCCTTGCAAAGTGCAGCATCTTATCCATGGTGAGATACCGAAGGGGATTGTAAGCCAGTGGGGCATATTTGCTTATGGCGGTAAAGAAATCCCGGATGGTAATTTGGGATGTCTGGCATAACATGTCCACCGTAGAGCAAATGGAAAGAGCTTTATTCAAATCTTCATGGCATCCGGCATTATGCAATGCCTGGCTGACGGTAAATCCATAGCGATCTATATGAGGCTTGATATCGTCCTCCATGCTCTGCGTAATGAGGGCCATGGCTTCCGCGTTTACACCTGCGATCCGGCATATTTGTCTGTTGTATGCGGCCATTTGGCGGTCCATGCTGTTGACCAGCATTTTGACCTTTTGGCGATAAAGTCCGCATCCCTTGATGTGATCGGAAAGCTGCATTTCGAAATTATACACTTGGTCATTGACGAATAGGACGATATATGTCAGACTCGTAACAAGACCGCCGGTGTCCTTGTCTATTTCATCCCAACTGTTGTATTGTTTCATGGCAGTAGCTTCGCTTCTGTGCATCTTATCCATCTGTAGCCGGAAAACGAGATGCTGTTCGTCCTCCGGTCTATGTCCGCAATAACTCTTACTTTTCCCTTGTACAAGACTTTTGATCCGATCTTGCATTGGGTCCTGAATACATTGATTTTCATAATTCTATTACCTTCGACTATCCCCTGTTACGGGAATGATGTTAAACATTTCCTTCCTCCTGTCACGGATAAAATCGCCATACAAGCGTTCTATTTCATCCCCGTCAGCATTGGTTGTGACAAAAGTTTTTAATCCAGTAGTCTGCCAATAGCTGTATCGGATGTGCAGGATATGCTGCATGACGTTCAGTTCCGTGCCATAATACTTGGTCGGAATCGGCTCTCTGCCAAGTTCGTCAAAACACATTGGCACTGGTCCGGATGATGACCATCCTGCGTTATCCAGATACCGGCTAAGATCACCTGTTAGCGAGTAATCCGTTGTCACTTGGCTGCATATATAGACCCTGAACCCCATCCTAAGGCTCTTGAAATATTGGCTGAACACTTGCATCAATGTGCTTTTGCCTGTACCTACAGGGCCTTCCAGCCAGATGCCCTTTCTCCTATCAAGCCGCCCTTCCTGGAGGTGGAAGTACAGGAACAGGTCGTTTACTAAGTCCCTGTTGCGCTCATCTATGCGGAATGTTCCCTTTGTCACCTGCTCGGCTACATGCAGGAACCACCGTTTGTACGGCTCGAGATCGATCTTAAGGCTCCCCGTAGCGTTTTGGATCGGCGGGTGTATTATTTTTCCGATTTCCTTCCTTTTTTTTTAGG